AATCAATCGCATCCACAACTACTGGAGCAACCTCTTCGACTGAAGCAGGCTCTTCTTTAACTTCGACCTTTGCTTTGGCAGAGCCATCAGCAAGTTCAATAATTCCTTGTTCTTTAAGCCATGAAATAGACTTAGCTGGAATGTCGTCAACAAGTTCGCCTGCTTCAACGCGGCGATTTAGGTAATCTAACCCTTGATTTACGAGGTATTTCGGCATCTTTACTCCTGATAGTGGCACGTGGCTCTACCCCGGATACCGACCTGACCACAAGGGTACGAATGGGCGATGCCGAGGTCACGAGGACACGAAGAACAATCAGGACTTTACAACGCATCAGCCTTAGGGCCGACTGTATATGGCTTTAGTTCACCAACCACCCTCAGGGATGATCCAAGGCGACCAATCAGAACCAGTTACCTCAAATAGCAATCTTCCAGCCTTTAAGTTTGTAAACGCATCCAGCAAAGGCTCTTGGGTGCAGATCTTCATTTGAGTGCAGATAGGGGCGTACTTATTGCGCTTAGGGTTGTAATTCACCCCATTCAGCATCATCAAGCCACTATCAGAAGGATGACTCATAGTGGACATTTTGATGAAACCACAGTTCGCATCCACGACAGAGCCGCCAATACGATCAGGGCAACAACCTGACTCGCGAGCAACAATGTGCATCAAACGAGGAATCTGACGTTGCTCCCACCCAGCAGCCAAAGCTACAGGAGGAATCCAAGAACAATCACCATGCTTGTAAACCTCAGGCAAAACATATGCCGGGGCTTTGGCTTCAAAAGCCGATAGCGAAACAAGGGGAACTGGCTCACCAATCCGAGGGGCAGAAGCCGCCTGAACTGCCGAAATCAAACCAATCAAAACACTTAATAGGGTTACCGCTGTTGCGGTTAAAAACATTTTCTTCATCGGTACCTCCGATAATCAAGTAATAAGGGCAGGCTTAACGCATTAGATAATGCAAAGCCGTCAATCTTTTTGGTTTACCTCCTGATGGAGTTCTACGTATAAGGATGACACCTCGCAAGGTGCGCTGTCACTTTCAAACCTGTCTAACGACCCTCCCAAGTCGCTCAAACCGCTTGGTAAATCCTACAGCCCTAAACGCCCCAAGGCAAGCACTTAGGCCCCGTTTTTGGCTTTACAACGATGGCAAACAATAACCCAGGGTCTAGTAACCGAGACTGCAAGCATCTTTTTGCACCGCCAGCATCTAGGTTCTAAATCCTCTGTGGCCCCTTTACCGTAAGCATCAATAGGTATTTCGGAATTGTCTAACCCAGCCATACCGTGTAATCGCATCCGATAAGAGCTCGATCGTCACCATCTCGACTCAATGGATAAACCTCTGAAGTCGCCAACATAGTCAAAATCTTTACCGAAGAAAGGGTTGTATCCCTAATAGCACCAAGGACAGCCCTCACCGCCACAGCCTTAGTACGAGCCGCAGGGTAATCGTTGCGAGCTGCACGACAAACCACTCGAATACGTTGATGATCAATCGCATAAACACCCGTGCCGAACGTGTGATCAGGGCCGCTACCAGCAGACTCATAAAGGGTCACACAAGCATCCGGGGTGTCAGGAGTGCGAGCAAGAAAAATATCGGTAGCCAAAGTACCTTGCCCTTGGCTTGCCAAATAGGTGCCTAAAGCATCCAAAATAGCCATTACTCAGTCTCCTTAACCGACTCACGATCAATAATTGCTTGAATACGTTGGGCCAGACGGTTAGAAATACCGACCGAAGCATCCATCATCGGCTCTTCCAAATAGTAAGCCTGCCTGCCTTCAGCATGTCGAAAGTCCTCATTCTCGTGCTGGATAATCGCATAGTTAACTGCTGCATCGCCGCCAGCAGCACCACCGTAAGTGATTTCAACAGAAGTGGTTTTACCCACAACAAATGGATCATGGACTCGACCCGAACTAGACAAAGCACCAGTATCAAACGGCACTAACTCTCTAGAAGTTGACAAAACAGCCTGCGCCTCAGCATACAAAGCCTCTTTAATGTTGCCTGTATAGCCAGTCACAACACGGCGGCCAAGAGAAATAACCGACGTAAGACCATCCACATAAACAACCTGTTTACGCGCCATGTCAGTTACCAAACGACACAGTTGTGTGATGAGTCCCGGTTTCATCGTTGTAAACCTGAACAGAAAGAATCAAAGGAGAACTATTGTCAGGTAAGACAATCTTGGAATCTGTTGTAATTGTTGGGTTTCCATAAAAAATGATCGTTCCAACCTCATAAACATCACGCCCGTCAGCCGACTTCACCACTCGACCAGTTTCCTGAACCCGGCAATAAGTGGAAGTGCCACTAGCAGAAAAGGTGAACTTGCCATACGCATCAGTAGATGACTTAGGGTAAACAGTCACCTGAGTAGGCATCAAATCAAGGAAAGCAGCCTCAATGGTCATTCAGGGAAGTCCTGAATCGGTGGAACATAGAACATTCCTGAGCCGACGTTGCGGCCCATACCAATCGAGAACTCTGAACTTACCGGGTAACCATTCGCATCCCAATTAGGCGAAGGCGGGGAAGCCCGCATAGCGGTAGCCCTCAATTGTGCGGCTCGATCCAAGAAAGTCTTGGCAGAAGCACCAAATTGGGTTGAAATCGAAAGATCGCCCACACTCCTTGAATAGTCGCTCTTCGCGCTGTACTTGCCAGCAATAGCTTCACAAGCAAAAGCGGCCGATGTGTACGCATCGTTGTTCCACTCAGACAGCAAGAAGTCAATCTCAGGGTCCATGATCTGTTGATTATCGGTATCGGTATCGCCGCACAAAAATCGAACCTTGTCAATTGCCCTGGCTGAAGGATTACCTGTGTACGACCATTGTGCGCCTATCAGAGCCACGATCTGTATAGAAATCAAGCCATTATTAGGGGCTGTCAACAGACGTGGGCCGCTAAAAGTAGCTGTAAACGAAGCTACATAAAACCCAGCAGCCAAAGTCGCATCGGTAGCAGTCCAAGGGTATTCGACCTGCCCGGTAGCAGCAGTAACTAAAGTGCAAACCCCGTCAGTAATGACCTGTGTACCTGTAGCAGCATTCCACATATTGAATGTGATGGTCGCCCCGGTCAGATCCGTAGCAACACCATCCGTAAGGAATTGGCGCGACAACTTAGGAAGGCGGTCACCCTTTTTAATGGTTATTTCAGCCATATCATTGCCCCAAAGTCACCGTTCCGTTGCTTCCACTCGTTGAAATCGCAAGTTTAGAACCACCAGCCAAGACCTCTAGCAATACCCCACTAGCGAGAACTCGCTCATTACCACCTGATACAGACATAAAACCTGAAGACACAGCAATCGGTTTATCAATCAAACCTTCCGAAATCGAAGCACTAGAACCGCTTGCGCTCGCTGTACGAATAGCGGTCACATAAGCAACAACCGTAGAACTACCAGCCGCCAAATCTGTTACAACCCGGAGAACACTCCTCAATCGCATCGCTGTCGAGCCGCTGGACCCTGCAGCTGAACCCGTACGTGGACTTACATGCAAACCATCAGCACTTGAACCACTAGAAGCCGTATCTGAGCCATTTCGTAGAACTACACGGAGTTTCTCAGCCGAAGAACCACCCGTTCCTGAGCTGCTACCAATCCTGGCTCTCGTAGCAAAAGCAATCGCATCACTAGTTCCCGCCCCGGAAGCTGAAGCAACCCGAATATGGGTTGTTTTCTTAATAACCGAAGATGTACCTAAACCTGTATTTGAGGCTGTTCTTACACGAATGTAATTACCAGTAGCGGTGTCATTTGTTGTGGCCCCACCATCACCATAAGCAGAACGGTAAGCCTCATAAGCGACAGCCACAAGAGAACTACTAGAACCTGAACCAGTCGCATTCCTAAACGTGGATCGAACAGTCTCAGTTGACCCGGCTGAAGAACCTGAGCCAGTAGCAGTACGACTTCTCGTAACTTGACTTGCAGCTGACTGGCCGCCCAATGCATTAGAAGTAGCAGAACGTGCTACAACCCTTACACCCGTTGAAGTTCCTGAACCCTGACCACTACCTGTAGCAGAAACAAACGTGGTTCGTAAAGTATTCGCATTAGAAGCCCCCACCCCGGAAGCCGAAGCGGTACGAATGCTTGTATAAAGAACAACGACATTACTTGAACCTGTGCCTGAACCTGTGGCTGTCTTAACCGAGATCCTTAACTTAGAAACATCACTAGAACCAACACCGCTACCTGTAGCAGACCGATTTGAAGTAAGACTTCTACCAACAGCAGAAGATCCACCAACTCCAGCACCTGAAGCAGTTTTTACGGCAACATGAAGTTGACCAGCAGTTTGAGTACCTAAACCTGAACCAGTAGCAGAAACAGCCTGAATACCATTAAGGACATTAGATCCGTCAAGAACGCCAAGCGTTACATCATCAAGAGTAAACGCATTAATGATAGCCACAAGGGGCTACCTAATCAGTCGAGGGTCAGAGTCAGCGAAGTGATCTGAAAAGTGTCGCCAGCGGTTACAGCAGCCGAAGATGAAAAAGCACCCGACCACAAACAGTTACCAGCAGTTGACGCATCCCACAAAGACCAATGGCTGTATGTTTCCGTAGTGGAAACGTTAGTCCAGGTGACAGTCGCAGACGAAGCCATAGAACCGCTAGAAGCGGCCGAAAAAGTAACAGCCTTGCGAGTAGTTTCAACAGCAGCGTTAGCCGTGCCATCCTCACCCGGATCGCCCAAATGCAACTTGATATATGGGGCCGTAACAGCAAAAGAGGTGTTACGAAGAGTATTGAGGAACGCTAGTTCACCATAATTAGAAATCGTCACTATTTACCTTCTTCTTCGGTCTTGGACTTCTTGGCCTTAGGCTTAGGGGTTTCCACAACCTCATCCTCGGCTGGAGGCTCAACAGAAACAACATTTTCTGTTACCTCAGCCAAAAAGCGACCGTTGACCAACTGACGCACATTGCGCCAACCGCCAGCATCCACAAGGGTGCCAGTAGGGATCGTTGAACCATCGCCTGCCGAAATTGGTTTAAGAACTCGATATGCCATAAAACTCTTTCAGATAAATAGAACCGAGGTCAATTGACCCCGGTGCTTATTAAACCCTGTACCAAACAACCGTGTTGGCTGCTGAAACACGTACCTTGAAAGAAGCCGATGAAGCCGCTGCAACAGTTGCTGAACCAACAATTGTCGCATCAGTACCAGCAGTAATCGTCAAAGCATGAGTTGCCGCAGCAAGGTTGGTGAAGGTGACATCAAAAGTGTCACCTGCCACATAACCCTTCAGCGCACCACAAGTAAGAGTTCCTGTAGGAATTGTCTTGGCTCGTGCTGCTGTTGGGGTGCAAATGAACAAACCACCGTTAGTAACAACCTGTGCGGCTGTCATAGTTTCGGCTGCATCCGTAAGCGTGGTAACAGTTGTTTTCTCGGTATGGGTATTTCCAGCAACGACACCGTTGATCCGTAAAGAACCAAACAAGCCTTTGCCTTTAGTAAGTCTGTTTGCCATTATCGGCCCCTAACTATGCTACGCAAGCTGAGAAGAAGTAACCAAGGTCTGCACCGATTACCTTCATGTCGAAAGCAACTTCGGCTTCAATGCGATCTGCCTTGTACTGTTCCATACGCATACGCGACACGCCAACAGTCTGATTTAGGCCGCCTGAAACACCAGTCCACGACATGATGTAACCGCCCGAAGGCTGGAGGAGTCCTGCCGATGGAGCTGAGTAGGTCAAAAGGGCGTTCTTACCGTAGTTGAACGCATATGCGCCAGTTGCGCCTTCGTTGTTGGTTGCCTTAACACTCTTAGCAACCATCACGCGAGGAACACCGAACAGGCTTGCCATCACATCTTCTGTGAGAACATTCTGTGAGGTGTACTTGATACGGTCAACAAGGTCAGGGTGGTTCTTCAATTGAATGAAGACATCGTAACCAAGCACCAAAGTGTTTGGCTCGTACCCGGTGACGCTCAAGATCGCGCGCTTACCAGTCTCGATATCGCCGATTGGATCTGACGAGGTGTATCGTTCCACAAGTTGCTTGGAGTCGCATCGGTTCCCCAAATGCCAGTTGTGAAGTAGTTGGAAACGAACTGTGTTTCCATCTTCAAAAGGAGGCGTGAGGTAACGAACTCTGCGGCTTCACGATCCACGTTGATAGGAGCGTCAGCGTTTGCACGAGTCTGATCACCAATATCTTTGTGGAACGCATAAACATCAGCCTGATAGCTGTCTGTC